TACATTTATAACTGACATATACATTTGGGGTGCTCAAGCAGAAGCTCTATCTTACGCAACCTCATACATACCAACTAACGGAGCAACAAACACTAGGCTACAAGATATTGCAAACAATAGTGGTAACGCTACTTTAATAAATAGTACAGAGGGTGTATTATATGCAGAGATGGCATCTTTGGCTGATGATGGTACAAAAAGATATATTTCTTTAAGTGATGGAAGTAATAGTAACGATGTAAGATTATACTTTGACACAAACGGATATATTTCAGCTTTAACAAAAGTTGGAGGCAGTACACAAGCATTTTTACAATCAAATGCATACACACAAACAGATTTTAATAAGATAGCTTTTAAATATAAAGAAAATGATTTTGCTTTATGGATAGATGGAGTTGAGGTCGCAACAGATAATTTAGGCTCTGTAAATGTAGCAAATACTTTAAACGAATTAGCTTTTTTTGGTAACAATCTACCTTTCTACGGAAAAGCAAAAGCACTAGCAGTATTCAAAGAAGCATTAACAGATGCAGAATTACAATCTTTAACAACACAATAAAATGCACATATACAAATTAGTTTTTGATACAGAACAACAAGGCAAACAAGTCTTAATAAATAACAACGTTTGGGAAGAAGTAACAATAGAGGGTGTTACAACAATGCAATATATTAACGGAACAAAAGGTGTTGTAAATATTGGAAAAGTAATAGACCCTGCTAAGACAACAGACCCTGAGCATCCTGTATATTATAAAGGTTACGCTTACGATGTTATCAGTACAGATGAGTTAGACTTTGGAAGCTTTGAGGTTTATCCTGCTGACAATGCAGCACATCAATTTTATGGATATCCTAGAAATGCAGAAGTGCCTAAACCTTAACTTAAATTTTTATTATGAAAAAAATAAGTAAAAATATTTCATACAAAGAAGCAACGTATTCTAATTATGCTAAAAAATATAAGATAGCAAATAAGCCTGATGATGAACAGATTGAAAATATGAAGTTAGTTGCTGAAGAAGTTTTTCAACCATTAAGGGAATGGGCAAATCATCCTATTAAAGTAAATAGTTTTTTTAGATCTAAGAAGCTAAATTCAGGAATCGGTGGCTCATCTGTTTCAAGTCATTTGACAGGTAATGCTATTGATATTACTACACTAGGTGAAAAGACTAATTTAGAATTATTTAACTACATAAAAGACAATTTAGAGTTTGACCAATTAATTTGGGAATTTGGCTCACAAAACCCTAAATGGATTCACGTTTCTTTTAAAGAAAAAGACAATAGAAAGCAAGTATTAAAAACTTTAAAAAAAGGAATTTATTATACTTTATAGATATGCCAATACCAAACAAAAAGATAGGAGAAAAGCGAAAAGATTATATGATGAGGTGTGTACCTCAACTTATGCAGTATCACGATAAATCTCAAGCTATTGCAATATGCTATAAATCTTTTGAGGGTAATATGGTTAATTTAGAAACCTATAATGACTATCCTGAAAGTGCAAAGAACAATGCTAAAAAAGTATTAAGGTGGAGAGAAAAGTACGGAAGTGAAGTTAAGGGAATGACTAGAGTAGGTTGGGTTAGAGCAAACCAATTAGCAAAGGGAGAAAACATAAGTAGGGAAACAATAGCTAGAATGTCAGCTTTTCAAAGACATAAAAAAAATGCAGAGGTAAGTCCTGAAAACAAAAGCACACCTTGGAAAGACAATGGGTATGTTGCTTGGTTAGGTTGGGGTGGAACATCAGGTATTAATTGGGCTTCTAAGAAGCTAAAATCAATAGATAAAAAATGATTTCAGATTACAAAACAATATTAATAAATTTAAGTAGCTTCGGCATATCAATGACCAATATAGACATAGGACTTAAAATAATTCTTTTAAGCATAACAATAGGATATACTATTCAAAAATGGTATTTATTAAATAAAAATAAATAGTAATGCCTAAAAAGAAATTTAAAGATACCAAAGTTGGTCAGTTTATTTTAAAAAAAATACCTAGCTTTGTTGGTGATATACTTCCTGAGAAAGGGGTTTTAGGAGTTGTTAAAAATTTAATTGATAACGATCCTGAATTAACAAGTCAAGACAAAATACAATTACATAACGAGTTAATTGAATTATATCAGCTAGAAGTTGCAGATAGAGATTCAGCAAGAAAACGTGAGGTTGAAAAAGCTAAATCAGGTGGGTTTGATTTTATGTTTAACTTAACAGGTGTTATTGGCTTAGGTGCTTTTGCTTTTATTATTTATGCTATTGTTTTTTTAAATATACCTGAATCGAACAAGGAAGTTTGGATTCATTTGATTGGTATTTGTGAGGGAATTGTACTATCAATTTTTGGTTACTTTTTCGGATCTGCAGTAAGAAAAAATTAAATATATTGGTAAGTATTTAAAGATTATAATTCCTAAGTCTTTATTTTTATTATATTATTATTGTATTTTATATTTATTTTTAGATATATTTATATATATTTGGTTATATGTTTAAATAAAAAAATTTAAATTTATTATTTTTATTCTACAAAAAAAAACATTTTAATCAAAATTTTAAAATTATGCAATTCAAATTAGATGTAAACCACCTTTATAAAGAAGATAAGAAAGAAGAAAAAGATATGTATTCAATTAAGTTAGAAACATATAATGGAAAGGTAGAGGGTAAGTTTGAAAGAAGTGAAATTAGGCATATTATACAGATTTTAGATAATGCCATCGAATAAAAAGGTAAGCAGAAGTAAATTAGTTAAAAAGCTAGATACTATATTTAGCCAATATATTAGACTAAAAAATTCAGTAGATGAAAAAGCTACCTGCTTTACTTGTGGCAAGGTGGATCATTGGAAGAAATTACAGAACGGGCATTTTCAATCACGTAAACATTATTCAACTAGATGGGATGAGGTAAATTGCCAAGTACAATGTGCAGGATGCAATGTTTTTAAATATGGAGAACAATATAAATTTTCCGTAAACCTAGATGCTAAATATGGTGAGGGAACTGCAGAAAGATTAAGCATAAAAGCACAACAAATAATAAAGCTATCAAACTTTGAAATAGAAGATATGATAAAAAGATATAAAAACTTTGTAGATTCAATGTAATTAACTACATTTGATTATTCTTTGTTCTGTTATACTTTGATATTAAAAGGGGTAAAATTAATTTTTTGCCCTTTTTTTTGTTTTAAACCTTAGTTATTAAATTTTTTGTTTATATTTGTTCAACAGAATTATTAATTAATATAAAAAAAGTATGGTAACACAAAGAACTACCTTAAATAAAAAGGTAAAAGAATTACAACAAGAATTGTATGTAGCAGTTCTAAATGACAACAAGAAAATTATTCCTGATCTAGAAAAGAAAATCGAGATAGCTAAATCAACTTTATTAAATCTAGACTAATGGGAATAAATTATTCAACAGAAACATCTAAATCAATTATAGAAGAATATGAGTTTAGAATAAATGCATTACTAAAAAAAATAGAATTTTTAGAAGCACAAATAGAAGTATCAAAACAAATTTTTAAAGACAGATAAAAATGAACAGAGAAAAATTATTAGAACTTTACAAAAAATACGATTTACAAAAGGAAGATGTTTATAAGCATCAACATTATGTAATTATCACTAGACAAGGTATTGAAAAAATACAGGCTAAAGAAAACATTACTATAACTTATGAGGTTATAAGATGTGAAACTAACTTTGCAGTATTTAAAGCGAATGCATATCTTTCAGCAAAACCAAATACAATCTTAGAAACTTTTGGAAGTGCATTAAAAGGTGCTAATTATAAAGATGGAAATTGCAATAGTTGGTATGTTGCTGAAATGGCAGAGAAACGAGCATTAAGCAGGGCTGTTTTAAAACTTACAGGTTTTTATGAACTAGGAGTTTTTGGTGAAGATGAATCAGATGATTTTAAAAAGAAATAATTTAAATTTTATATATTATGAGTACATTAATTACAGGATCAATTAGAGTAGATAAGCTACCAAAAGAAAAATTTATAATGGGCAAAGACGGAGCAGTCTATTATAATTTCACAATATCAGTTCAGGATGAAACTAGATATGGAAACAATGTTGCCTTTATGGATAGTCAAACCAAAGAAGAAAGGGATGCTAAAGTTCAAAAAAATTACTTAGGAAATGGAAAAGTAGTTTGGACTGATGGAAATATCACTTTAGCAGAAAAAGAAGAAGCTAAGGTTGAAGCAACTGCAGATGCAGACTTACCATTTTAAAACTAACCATTTTTAATAAAAAAGGTGTAGGTTTTATAATCTATACCTTTTTTTTTATATATTTATCAAATGACAGAAAAACAGAACGAACACAGAATGTTAATGCAATTTATAGAAGAAGATTGTTTTATAAATTCTAAAGAAAAAGTAGACTATCCACCTGTAGCATTATCTTATGGTGAGAAAGTAGTAAAATCAAATAAAATAGATGGTGATTTAATTGTACCGATAGCATTAGGAACATACGGAAATCTATCAGTAGTAACTGCACCACCTAAAACAAAGAAAACATTTTTTATATCACTATTAGCATCTTGTTATTTAAGTGATAAAAATCAATTTGGAGGAGATATAAAAGGACATCGTGGAGAAGATGGACAATTAATTCATATAGATACAGAACAAGGGGCTTGGCATTGCCAAAAAGTATTTGAAAGGGTGCATAAAATGGACTCTAATATTAATTCAGAAATTTATCATACCTTTGGATTGAGGTCAATAGACTATAAAATGAGAATTGAATTCATAGATTACTATTTAAAAGAAAGAATTAAAACACCATCTTTATTAATTATAGATGGTATTGCAGATTTATGTTCTGATGCTAACAATATTTCTGAAAGTAATCATCTAGTTCAGAAATTAATGGAATGGTCATCAATTTACAAATGCCACATAATAAACGTTATACATCAAAACTTTGGTAGTTCAAAACTAGGTACAGGTCATCTAGGTAGTTTCTTAGAAAAGAAAGCAGAAACGGTAATTCAGCTAGAAGCAAACACTGTGAACAAAGATTGGGTAACTGTAAAGTGTGGAAGATCTAGAGGTTATTCTTTTGATACTTTTAGCTTCGAAGTTAATGATTTTGGATTACCTCAAATAGTAGAAAATTTATATGACCCATTGAAATAATGTCTGAAAAAGAAGTTATATTATTACTAGCTAAAAAGCATAAGACTTGGATTAATGTTGTTAATTCATTTGGTTGTAATAAAACAATAGCTGAAGACATTGTACAGGAAATGTATATTAAGATTATACCAAAAATAGAAGCAGGTTTAGACATTATTTATTATGATAATGATATTAATTACTACTACATTTATAAAGTTCTAAAAACATTATACATAGATTTAAAACGTAAGGGTAAAAATATTACAATGCTTAATATAGAAGATACCAATTATACTAAATTAGATTGTGATGTAGATTATGATGAAGCCTATGATAAAATAAAATCTGAATTAAATAAGATGTTTTGGTATGACAGAAAAGTATTTGAAATAATAAACGAGGGTGAAAGTATAGCAGATTTTTCTAGAAATTCGTATATTGAATATTATACACTTTACAACACATATAGAAAAGTAAAGGACAAATTAAAAAAGCTACTATGATAATCAAATTAACAGACAAAGAATTAGATTGGTGCAAAGATTTAGCAATGAAAAGATCAGGCTCAATGAATCACGCAGATACAAAAAATAGTTCTAATTTCTTTAAAAGTAAACCTGCTTGGTGGAGGCATTACATAGGTGTTCTTGGAGAATATGCTTATTCTAAACATACAGGAGAACAGGTTGATGTATTAACTATTGGCAAGGGTGATTCAGGAAGCGACTTTAAATATGGTGTCGATGTTAAATCTTCTAATTCTAAGAACAGACCACCTTTATTATTATTTGCAAATCAATTTAAAAGAAAGATAGCAAAGCATTATGTACTTGCTTGGGTGCAGGAAAACTCTGTTGAATTAATAGGTCATATAAAAAGAAAAAAAGTAATAGAATTAAAAGAAATAAAAGATTTTGGCTTCGGAGAAACATACGTAATTGACAATAAATACTTAACAAAATTTAAATGAAAGTTTTAGAATTATTTGCAGGAAGTAGAAGTATTGGAAAAGCAGCTGAAAGTTTAGGTTATGATGTTTTTAGTAGTGATGTAAATGACTTTGATAAAATAGATTATGTAGTTGATATATTAAATTTTGATATAAAAAAAGTTCCATTTCAGCCTGATATTATATGGGCTAGTCCACCTTGCACAACTTATAGTATTGCTGCTATTTCACACCATAGACCTAAAAATAAACCATTGTCTAATTTTGCAATTAAAAGCGATTTGATTGTGAAAAAAACATTACAAATTATTAAAGAATTAAATCCTGATAAATGGTATATTGAAAATCCTAGGGGTTTATTAAGAAAACAAAATTTTATGATTGGTTTACCAAAAACAACAGTTTGGTATTGTACCTACGGAGATAATAGAGCAAAACCTACAGATATTTGGAGCAATAATATAAGATCATTATTAAATATAAATGGATGGCAGCCTAGACCTGAATGTTTTAATGGGAATAATAATTGTCATCACGAATCAGCACCAAGGGGAAGTAGAACAGGAACACAAGGAATAAAAGGTAATTATAATAGAAGTAAGATACCAAATGAACTTTGTTTAGAAATTTTAAAATCGATATAATGAAATTAGGAGATTTAATTTATTACATAACTAAATATACAGGTATTAAATACCTTGTAGATAAATATCACGCTTATAAAGGAACAAAATGTAATTGTGATAAAAGACGAGAAAGTCTTAATAATATAAAAATTAAAAGATGGTAAAATTTGAAAAAGAAGATAGAATTGATTGGCGAAAATTCAGGATGGGTAAAAAACAGCACTTATCCCCTGAAGAATTTGAATTGGTTTGCCAACTCCACGCAAAGTATTACAACCATAAATACCATAAACCCTGTACTTGTAACCCCAAAAGAATAGTTCAATGGATTAAAGAATTGAATATCATTTGGAACAATGGGATTAAAAAAAATTAATAAGTGGGAAAAGGCAGTTGTGTTCCTGCTTAACTTAGATGGATGGGATTTAAAATGGTGTGGTGATGGTTTCACTAGATACGATGCAATAGGTAAAACACCAAGGGGAAAAGACTGCGTTATTGAAATGAAATTTCGTAATAAGTATTACGAACAGAAGATGCTTGAGAAAGATAAGTACGATGCTCTAATGTCATTAGATGAAGATGTAATTAAATTATATTTTGTTAATGATCCTAAAGGCAACTTTTTATATTGGCTTAATAATCTACAGATGCCAATACCTGTAAAAAAATATTGTCCTGACACTACAATGTGGACAAAAAAAAGACTTCTTAAAGATGTTTATTTACTAGAAGAAAACGATGCTAGTATAATTAATATTAATATTTCTTAAAAAAAAGTTATTAAATTTTCTGTTTATAAGTATATTTATATTATATTTATACTTTATTAATTATTAAAACAGAACAAATGTCAACAGAACAAAAAAAATCAAATTTAGCAAAAGCATTCGAGAAAAAAAATGCTTTAAACTTAGATCTAACAACAGAACAATTTATTTCATTAAATGATATATTATGTGATCTAGCAAACCAAGAATTTGAAAAGGGTTTAAATAAGGGTTTAGAAATAGGTAATATGTTTAACCAATAAAAACAGAACAGATGTATAGATTATCAAAGTACAAGCAAAATTTATCAATTCAAGGAAATCAGGTATGGAGTTACACAACTCACGTTGCAACCATAGCAGAGGGTAAATTATATCAATTAGGATATTGGTCACAGACTACACAGAAACATATTAATTATGTAGCTAATGAATTAGATTTAACTTTAATTAAATGAAAGTAAATGAAGCACTATGGGATGAGGTTAGAAAATCAATCGAATCCCATACAGAAAAAGACCAATCTATAACTGATATTACAATTAAGTTTAGGATAATAGAAAAATCAGATTTAAGAAATTACTTACAAATAAATTTATCACAATATGAAAAAAAGTAAAACTACATACATACACGAAACAGAACACCTTTATTGTCAAGACGGAGAATTACATATTGGATATGGAAAAGATAATTGGGTTGTTTTTAATGTAGAACAATTATTTAAAGACTTAGGTTTTATAGTAGATCAGGTTGTAAAAGAAAATAAAAAAATGCAGGATATGCATTTAAGTTCAATTAAAGATACATTAAAAGAATTATGAAGCAGAAAAAAACAACTATAAATATTGGGGATTTAGCTAGGCATTGTATGAAGTCAATAGCAGAATTTCCTATGTTAGAAAGACAAATAAGGTATATTTACATAAATGCTTTAGAAGATATTGAAAATGGAGAAATAGAAGATAACACTTGTCAAAATGCGATAATGTATATTGATGGAGCAATACAGGATATATTATGATATTATTAGTAGATGCAGATAGTTTAATATTTGCAAGTTGTTATAGGAAGCGAGAACATCCTGAGGATGAAAAGTATTATACAGACATAGCTGATGCTAGAAATAAGTTTGATCAGCAATATATGGCTATTGTAAACAAGCTAGAAGATATGTATAATATAGATAAAGTAATTACATTTAGTGGATCTAGAGGAAACTTTAGGAAACTAATTACAGGCAAGTATAAAGCTAATAGGAAAAAGCAAGAATTACCACCATTATTACACGAAATGCACGATTTTGTAAAACAACAATACGATAGTGTTGTAGGTTACGGAGTAGAGACAGATGATATGGTTGCTAGGTATTGGAAAAAGTTATCTGAAGAATTAGGAAGAAATGAAGTTATGATTGTATCAATAGATAAAGATTATAAGCAGTTTCCGTGCCTGATGTATAATTATCATTATAAGCACCAAGAAATACTTGACATATCAGAAGATCAAGCTATGTATAATTTTTATGAGCAGATGATTGCAGGAGATACTGCAGACAATGTAAATTACTTTAAGGGAAAAGGTAAAAGGTTTGCAGAAAAGTATTATGCAGATTGCCAAACTAAATACCAATATACTAGAAAGCTATACGAATTATTTAAACAAGAATATAAGGGTAAAGCAAGGCAGAAATATGCTGAATGCTATCACCTTTTAAAACTAAGAACTGAATGAAAGCAACACAAGTACATTACGATAACGGAAAAGATTATGATGTTATAGATGTCATAAATGATTACGGATTAAATTTTAGCAGAGGAAACGTATTAAAGTATGTTATTAGAGCAGGAAAAAAGAAAGACGAATTAGGAGATCTATTAAAAGCAAAAGATTATTTAGAACGAGAAATAAAAATTTTAAGAAATGAATAAAGATTATTTAAAAATATCAGAACGTATTATTGAAATGACAGGAGTAGATATATTTCAAAATACTAGGAAGCGAGAATATGTAGAATTAAGGGCGTTGGCTTGTTATATCTTTAGAAAGAAAATGAATATGAGATGGACAAGTATTGCTAACTTTTTTACCTCAATGGGAAAGAAAACAGATCACGCATCAGTTATACATTTAGTAAAGATGTATCCAATTTACAAGAAAAGTAACGAAGACCTTTTTGAATTAGAATCCTGCTTTCAATTTAAAAGTAAATTAAACTATGATGAAATAGACCAAGTCCATTTTTTACAGAATGAGTATAGGAAAGTTAAAAAAGAAAATCTACATCTTCAGGAAGAAATTAAAGAAATAAAATTAAATTCTAAAAATTATAGTTTTGATGATCAAAAAATATTAATGTTATTTGAGGGTTTACCTAAAAATAGAATAGATGAAATTATAGAAAGAATTAGTTTATTGAAAAAATCTTGGTCTTGGAAAAGTAAAGACAAGTGCCAAGTAATAGAAAGCAGTACATCAATGGAAGGTATGAGCTGGTAACGAATTTGAATAAACGCAGTACTTACAAAAAAAATAATAGATATGATAAAAAAATATAAATACAGTAACTATACTAATGATAAGCAATATGTATTGCGTTTATGCGGTGTTAGCATTTGGGCAATAGCGTTAAGTAATGGACTTGGATGGATTCGATTATTTGGTAAAGGAATACATTGGAAAGACACGACTAAACATAGACTCTATTTTTCAGAAAGAAACGGATATAGGAAATCACTAAACATTGGTAAATGGAGACTATCCCTATTGCCTTGATGCTAACGAATTAGAATATGAATTTTTAAAAATTACAAAAATGAAAAAAGCATTAACTTGGTGGTACAACATCTTAACAGAAAGTGGAAGAAGTAATTTTCCAAAGCCAAAAGACAATGAAGATATATTGAATTACTACACAAACCCTGCTGAGAATATCTATATGGATTACGGAAGGTGTAATTTTTAATTATTTATATTCTGTGTTGTATGTCTTTTTTAATTACTTACAACAGTTGTACAAGGCACGTTTTAATGTGCTTTGTGCTTAGTTGTAAAAAGTAATTTTAAAAACGTTATACTACAAATTATATATTATGGAGTTATTACGTTATGAAATTAAAGCAGGTTTTTTTAAAGGGATTTTGTTTGGAATCAGACATTATCCCTTTGAAGATAAAGAAATATACGAAGAAGATATTGTTGTTTACTTTGGAATATTTCAATTAGTAATTACAAAAATATACAGAAAATAATTTTTTTGTACCTTAGAGAAAATTTAATACAATGATAAAAGCTAAAATACAAAAGGTAAGCATATCATCTATAAAAGAAAATGATGCTAATCCTAGATTCATAAACAAACATAAGTTTCAGAAACTTGTTAATAGTGTAAAGGAATTTCCTGAGATGTTATCACTTAGACCAATAGTTGTTGATAAGGATAATATTATACTAGGTGGAAATATGCGTTATAAGGCTTGTAAGGAGATAGGATTAAAAGAAGTCTATATTATACAGGCAGATGATTTAGATGAGAAAAAAGCACAGGAATTTATAATTAAAGACAATGTAGGTTTCGGGGAATGGGATTGGGATGTTCTAGCTAATGATTGGGATACTGATTTATTAGAAGATTGGGGTTTAGATTTAAATATTGATAATGCTATTGATGATCTAGAAGAAGATGATGATATTGAATTACCACAATCTGTTCAATTAGAGCCACCAAAAGAATACATACTTATAATGGCAGAGCCAAATTCTGTTGATTGGGAAGAATTAAAGGAAACTTTAAAACTAAAAATGGTGCGTAGAGGTGGATATAAAAAAGGAAGTGGTTTTGATGCAGTTAGTTTAGAACGAGTATTATATTGGGATGAATTTAAAAAAAGATTAAAAGATGCTGATAGCAGTACCAAGTAAGGGTAGAGCAGGGCTTACCACAACAAATAAGATATTACCTAATTCTACTTTTTTTATTCCTGAAAGCGAATACCATCAGTATAAAGATTTAATAAAAAATATTGTTTGTGTGCCAAAAGAAGTGAGGGGTATTACAAATACTAGAAATTGGATATTAAAAAATACAGACGAAAAATGGGTGGTGATGTTAGATGATGATGCTAAGAATGTTGGATATAATTTTCTAGATAAAAGAAATACTAAAAAAATAGAAGTAAGGGATGAAGGCTTTTGGATGGAAGAATTTTTAAAGTTTTTTGATCTAAGCGAACAAATGGGGTATAAAATTTGGGGAACAAGAACTGAAAGTTCACCTAGAGGAACATATCCTTATAAACCTATTTTAACTAGAAGTTATGTTACTGCATCTTTGATGGGAATAATAAATGATGGGGAATATTACTTTGATGAAAATTTTCCTGTTAAAGAAGATTATGAAATTTGCTTAAGACATATAAAAGACAAAGGTGGAATTTTAGCTATAAGATATTTGCATTGGGAAAATGACCATTGGGGAAAAGATGGTGGATGTAAAGATTATAGAACTATTCAGATGGAAAAAAAAGCTATTAAAGATTTGATTAAATTATACCCATCTATGATTTCAAATGTTAAAAGGAAAGCGAATGAGTTTACAATAAAATTAAATCTATAATGAACGAAAGTAGACATATTAAAAAAGAATCACTATTAGCAGCACTAGAGCAAAGTTTAGGGGTTGTTACAGTTGCTTGTAAGAAAGCAGATATACCAAGAAGCACATATTACAAATGGCTAAAGGAAGATGAAATGTTTGCAATAGCAGTTCAGGAAATAGAAAATGTAGCATTAGACTTTGCAGAAAGTCAATTACACAAACAAATTTCTGAAAACTCAACTGCAGCAACTATATTCTATTTAAAGACAAAAGGCAAGAAAAGGGGTTATGTAGAAAGACAAGAAATAACAGGAGCAGACGGAATGCCATCACACTTTGAAATTGAGATAATTGAAAATAAAGACTAACGTAGTTTTTAAACACCTTTTAAAGTCTAATAAAAAGATATCAATAGAACAGGGTGGAACAAGGTCAGGAAAGACATATAACATCCTGCTTTATATTATATTTCATTATTCGTTAAAGAATACAGGAAAGACAATAACAATATGTAGAAAAACATTCCCATCAGTTAGAGCATCTGTAATGAGGGATTTTTTAGATATATTAAAAATACATAATTGCTACTTTGAAGCTAACCATAATAAATCAAACCACGAATACAAGATAAATGGAAACCTAGTAGAATTTATTTCTTTAGATCAACCTCAAAAAGTTAGAGGTAGAAAAAGAAATTTACTATTTATAAATGAAGCCAATGAATTAGACTATGAGGATTGGCAACAATTAATATTTAGAACAGATGAAAAAATAATTCTTGACTTTAATCCATCGGATGAATACCATTGGATTTATGACAAGGTAATACCAAGAAAAGATGCCGATTTTAACATTACTACTTATTTGGATAATAGCTTCCTTAGTGATAGCATTAAAGAAGAAATTGAAAGGCTAAAATATACTGACGAACAATATTGGCAAATCTACGGACTTGGTATAAAGGGAATCAGTAAATCAACTATATTTAGTTATGTAGAGGTTAATCAAATTCCTGAAGATGCAGAATTTATCAGCTTTGGTGCAGATGCAGGATATACTAATGATCCTACAAGTTTAGTTTCTGTTTATAGAAAAGAATATGACCTTTATGTTAAAGAACATTTGTATCAAACTCAAATGACTACAATAGATATCCATAAGAAGTGGAAAGAAGTAGGAATAGAAAGACAAACAATATACTTTGATTCAGCAGAGCCTAGATTGATTGAAGAACTACGTAGGATGGGTTGGAATGTACGACCAAGTTTAAAAGGTGCTGATAGTGTAAATGCAGGAATAGATCTATTAAAACGATTTAAAATACATATTCTAAAGGATAGCCATAATGCAATACAAGAATTTAGAAACTACAAATGGCAAGAAGATAGAAGTGGTAAAATGATTAATAAACCTATTGATAAAAACAACCACATTATTGATGCTATTAGATATGCTACTTATTCTGTAATTAGTAAGCCAAACTTTGGTAAATATGCAATTCATTAAAATAAATAAAAAAACTTATTAAATATTTTGTTAATTAAATAAATAATGTTATATTTGAATATTATTAATTATTAAAACAGAACAAGATGGAAACTTACTTAAAAAACATAAAAAATTCTTGGAAAATATACAAAGATGGTAGATGGGTTGGAAATATAGGTATTTATTATTTTATATTTACATACACTATAAAATATATAAAAAACAGACTATTGAAAAAATTACAGACATTAATATTGATTATAGCACCAAGCTATTTTATAGGAAGATTTTTAATAGGTATAATTTTTAACATTTAGATTATGGAATGGTACGATTGTTTAAATCCACACGAACAGAAAGAATACGAATGTTCAGAATGTGGTAAGCCATTAGAAAAAGATGATGGCTATTGTTCAGGAACTTGTTTTGAAGCTAGTATGTTATAGAATTAAAAATATATGATGTTGTTATTTAGGGATAACAATATCTGTTAAAGGGTAGTCAGAAATGGCTACCTTTTTTTTATTACCTTTATTCAAATAAAAAATTAAATTAAATACGTTATACAGATATGAAATTAAAATTAACAATACCTAGTGATCTATCAGAAATATCATTAAAGCAATATAATAAGTTTCTTAAAATACAAGAAAACAATGAAGATTCTTATTTCTTACAATGTAAAATGATTGAAATATTTTGCAATCTAGATCTAGAAAGTGTAAGACTTTTAAAACTAACTGATGCAGATAGGATTGTGAATATTTTAAATAAGATGTTTGAAAGCAAACCTCAACTAATAAGAACATTTAAATTATCAGGTATTGAATATGGTATAATACCTAATCTAGATGAAATATCTTTAGGTGAATATGTAGATCTAGATACTTATATGGGGGATTGGGAAAATATGCATATTGCTATGAATGTTCTTTATAGACCAATAAAAGAAAAAATAGGTGATAAGTACCTTATTAAAGAATATGATGTTGATGCAAAAGATAAGATAGAAGAAATCCCTATGGATGTCGTTTTTGGTGCTATTTTTTTTTTGTACAATTTAGGGATAGACTTATCAAAGGTTATGATGGATTGTTTGGAGGATCATCAGATGGAAGGTTGGATGGATCAGCAAACTTCTCTAGAAAATATGGATGGTATCAAAGCATCTTCTCTGCACTCGCTCAAAACGATGTTAGACGACTTGAAGATATCACTAAATTAAACGTACATAAATGCTTATATGCTTTAGAATATATGAAAGAAAAATCAGAGTTGGAAGCAAATCAAATTAAAAAGAATTTTAAATGAGCAATCAGGGAATAAGGGGTTTTTATCAATTAACGGAAACAATTAAAACGAATCTATTAGCAGACATAAATGTTAATACGGTTACTACAGGGGATATTACAGATATTAATCTAGGGAAGCAGGATATGTTCCCATTATCTCACATTATAGTTAATAATGTAGTTGTGAATGAACAAACCTTAGATTTTAATATTAGTATTTTATCCTGTGATATTGTCAATCAATCAAAGCTAGAAACAACAGATATATTTACAGGTAACAATGATGTTCAGAATATATTAAACACTCAACTAGCAGTGTTAAATAAGTTAATACAGAAGCTAAGAATGGGTAACCTGCATACTGATATGTATCAGTTAGATGGTAGCCCAAGTTTAGATCCTTTTTATGATAGATTTGAAAACCAATTAGCAGGATGGACTGCAACAATGAATATTAAGATTTATAATGATATTTATATTTGCTAATGGAGTTTAATCAAGTAAATAAAGAATTAAAAAAGTTTGGTGATTATATTATTCAACAATCTAGGAGTAATTTATCTAA